CGTAAGGACGTCTGATGTCCTGATTACGGAGCTTTTCGATGTAGCCCCATTCTACGAGCTTTCTGAAGTGCTGTGAGATAGCTTGCTGTGATATTTCCATGTCTCTTGCTATTGTGGACTGATTGACCCAGAACAGGGCAGTATAGCCGTTAGCGTGGCTACAGCAGTATGCCAGGACGAAGAATGTCATCGGGAAGCGCACAAAGCGGGTGTCGCGTGTAGAGCGTCCCGGCAGTGTTGCAATAGCAGATGGTGACTGCCCGTTGCCGTGACCGTCTGGTGCGTCCCTGATTGGGTCTGGCGTTAGCTTACTCTTCTGCATCTTCTTCCTCTGGCAGATGTACCCAGCCATTGCCGTTGCATGTGGGGCAGTCAGCTTTACAGGATGTAAGATAGCCGCCGTGGTCGTAGTCTATGCGGAACGTCTCCCCGGTTACTGTGCCGGTGCCCTCGCACCAATCGCACTCCAAGACTTCTTCCCAGACACCGGGCCTGCGGCTGATTTTCATTCGGTATTGCATGAGTTCACTGCCTTTATTGTTTGGCCGATACGCATGGCGATTTGCGGCACGATGGCGTTGCCTAGTCCTTTAAGTCTGTCCACCCTTCGGGGTATCCCATGAGCCACTCGACCCACTGAGGGTTCAGGCTTCCACCAACTTCCGCATTCAGGGGCTTTGTGTTCCGTTCGTGTTGGCTCTCCCCACCATTGTTTTTGGCATCCTGAGCTGTCGGTGTCGGCCACATTTTCACTTGGTCTGCTAACTTCGCTCCGAATACTAGGTCCGGGTTGGTCTGGCTGATCCGTCTGCCCTTCTCGTCCAGTTTGTTTGGCCCACCTGTTCCGTCCGTTGTCCTCGGTGTGGCCCAAAACCCTGCTTGACCGCCTTTGACTTGATTGGTCAGCGTCATTGTTGTCCGGCCTTCCAGAACACTTGGTGCGAGACAATGATTGTGGGTGCCGTCCGCTGCAAGCGGAGTGCGCCACAATCCAGACTCTGTCTCGTCGGTGCGGGGCATCGACGGCGCAAGCTGGAACAACAAACGTCCGGCAGGCGTAGCCTTCGGCTTCCAAGTCAGATAGCACCTGGTCGAGGCCCAAGCTAATGTGTCCAGAAACATTCTCGAAAACGCACCAAGTTGGCCGCTTTGCTTGAATAATGGAAAATATTTCCGGCCAGATATGGCGGTCATCTTCCTCGCCTCCTCGCTTCCCGGCCTGACTAAATGGCTGGCAGGGATATCCGGCTGTGAGGATATCGCAGTCTGGAACAAGTCTTGCTGGGTCATTAGCTAACTCCTTTACGTCTTCTGCAATCGGCACGTCAGGCCAGTGCTTTGCTAATACTTTGCGGCACCAAGGGTCTGTATCGCAGAACAGGACAGGCTCAGATAAGTCAGCCCATTGAAAGCCAAGACTGAAGCCGCCAATGCCCGAACATAAATCTGTGTGTCGCAGCATCAATCTAGCCCCAAGTCTTTGACATCGAAGCTATCGAAATCATCATCCATGAGCTCATCCCGGTATATCGGCTTCGGTGCGGGGCGAGGGTACAAGACCCTCTTCCTCGGCTTGGGCTTGGGCTTGGGTGCTGGCTTTGGCTTGGCCGCGAGCAATACCTCAGTCGTGCTAAAGGTATGACCGGCAGGGCATCTGCGCCTGCGCCGGATTGTTTTAGCATCTGGCCTGCTATCCACCACCTGGGTGCGTTGTTGGCACTCAGGACACAGCATTCCGCAAACCGCTATAGATATGGTTGTAGGCTTCTTCAAGCTCACGGTCTGTCTTCAGGACATGTCTTGCTCGGCGAACACCAGCCCAGACTGTTGTATGGTCCCGGTTGAGGGCATGGCCTATCTGCACCGAAGACTGATAGGTGAGCTCATGAGCAAGCAGATAGATGATATTGCGCCAGCGTGTAACGTCCCGGCGGCGGCGAGCACTGATGAGCTCGGATGCTGGAACGCCTGACCAGTCTGAGACTGCCATTATAATTTCACGGACCGATACTGTCCCGGCGATATCTCGCAGATTTTCGTGCCGGGATACATAGCTTCGACAAGTTTCTTCTTCAGTCGGTAAACGTCTGTCTTGTAGCCCTTTACGTCCTCCACCACTGTCATACCCTGTTGACCTTGTGGGCCAGCAAAGGACACGTCTAAGTATCTGAAATCGGCTATGTAGTCGCATATTTTTCTCCCATTAAGCTCGCAACGTATGCGTGGATGTATCTCCAGATGACTTATTTCCCCGGCCTCCAACCGGGGCTTGAGAGTGAACTTGTAATGCTTGGCCTCGGCCAAACTGTCGAAGGTGTAGCCATCGAGGCTGACCTTTTTGTTTCTGAATTTGCTATGCGACATGACCGGCAGCTTTCTGCACCTGTTCAAGCCTCGTTGTGTCAGGCTCATGCATGGCCTCCCGCAATAAAACTTCAACTAAACTGGCAACAGAACGCCGCTCAGCCTTGGCTCTGACCTCCAACTGGGCCTTGAGCTGCTCACTCACACGACAAAAAAGAACAACATTTTCAGACATTTACAAATTACCTTCAATAAAGTTACGTCTGGTACTTGTACAACTGATAGCACGGTGCTATCTATTATGTATAGACGAACAAACGCCGGAAATTTGGTGTACGAAACAGATACAGGAGAGAAAAATGTTTTGGTTTGAGAAGCAGTCTTATAAAGATTTTCACGCTCAGTTGTTATCAGAGGTTGTTGGTAGAAATGATAATGAAAACATCAAATGGGTGAACACAAGCTACAACAATGACACAACAGGTTCTATTGGTGTTGATGTTTGCATCGACACAGAGACGTTTGTTCAGTTATTTGCTTTTGAAACTGATGAAGACGCAAAAGTTGAGGGCTTGGACAGATACATGGTTTATGTTTCAGTCGATGGAGAAGAAAGCTACACAGGTTTTTTTCCTGACCGTGATGAAGCCATAAAAGATGCCATCGCCCGTGCAAAGCAACTCAACGCAGAGTATATTCCAAACGTCAGTTAAAACTCGAGGAGAATTATATGTTGACCGTGGAGAGAGAAGACCACGGCACAGAACACAGCGGCAAGTTTGCCGCTTATGTTCGTGTGTCTAAAGACGACCAAGATGTTGCAAACCAAGAGCACAGCATCAAAGCATACCTCAATGGCGGTGACCATAACGTCAAATGGTTCCGAGAGCAGGGGGTGTCATCCGGCGAGGACTGGCATAACCGTGTTGAGCTACACAAATGCCTCGACTATTGTCGCAAGCAAAACGCAACAATGGTTATCTATTCTATAAGCCGTATGAGCCGGAGGCAGTGGGAGACACTGCGTTTCTTTGAGCAAGAGGTTGCCCCCGGCAACATCAAACTGGTGGTTGTTGATGACCCGACACTTGATGAAACAACGATTGGCTTTAAGGCTATGTTTGCACAGCATGAGCGCACACAGATTAAACAGCGCACCAAGCTGGCGTTGAACCGCATCAAGTCTGAGATAGACGAGAAGGGTGAGTACACCAGCAAGGCTGGCAATGTTATCAAGAAGCTCGGCATTCATGACAAACTGGATGAAGCTGGCATTAAGGGCAATAAGGTAAACACTGAGCTTGCAGACAAACGGGCAGCAGATGTCTGGCCTATCATAGAAGGGATGCTCGACAAGGGCCTATCCTACAGGGCGATGGCAAGAGAGCTCAACAAGATGGGCGTTCCTACACCGACCAAGCGCCGCAACCCGGATACATCCAAACGCACCGAATGGTATGCCAGCTCTGTGCGTAACTATGTGCTCAGAATGGGAGGCAGATGATGAACGATATTCACCAAAAACTTTACAATGAATACGCTGTAGAATTAGCAAAATGGCAAATACACATCTACCAAGGTCGCAACCAACGCAAGATTGACGCAATCCAGCGTTATTTCAATTCAACGCCAGCAAGAAATATTTTTGCACGGATGATGTTCCTTGCATATCAAGATGACAACTTAGTTTACACAAAATCTGCGATTGCAAGAGAGTTGTTCATCACACGCCAAGCGGCATCACAAATGGTTGATGACTGTATTGCTGAGGGGTGGGTTGAGGCTAGCGGAAATGGCTATAAAGCAACTCAGGTCATAGCTGACCGATGGATGGACTATGTTGATTTCCACTTCAGTACAATTCAAAAAATCCCCCTCACGGAGATGTATTTGACACTGCAAGCATACCAACAAGCAATGCAGAAAAAAGCGTCAAGTGACTTTACACTCAAGCGTGTAGTCAGTTGACATTGCAAGCGACACAAAACTGGTACAGTTTATAAACAGGAGGCAAACATGGCTGGCAAGCGAAAGGTCAGATACAACCCAACGGTCGGGGCATTGCGGCACGGACTACTGAATTTTAGCAGAAGGGTGGATATACCACTATGGCATATCGACCACGTGCGGGGTGTGATATCCTTGTTTAGAAAAGCAGCAGACGAGCTGGAAAGAATAGTGCAGTCAAACAGTCTACGAAATGTTGATAAATGTATGGCCGCTCAATCTATTATCGTGATGTTGCACAGACATGCCCGTGGTTTGCGTCCTTCAGACCCAAGAAGACGAGGCGCGGAGAAACTTGTCTATGACCCATTCCTGATGGACATCGAGGGCCATGACAAAGTTCAACGAAGAGATGATTTAGATGAGCCTTATCAATTCCCAAAGGGAAGGTCTGGTGTTTGAATGAAGTGGTCTAGGACCTGTACACAACCTACTCAAGGAGTTCTCTATGTTAGAACGTAAATGTCGCATAATGTATAATACCCCTGTTGCATCAGGGAACCAGATTAAACAGAACAATCAGATAAAACAGATAGGCCTGATAGCAGGGTACACAATCCTCGGTATTCTAATATTAGTTGAGTTGTGGGCATTCATGTGGATTGCCTGCGCCCTCGATGACGTTTGTTTTGTGGCAAATGGGGGCGTTCTTTAATGTTGTGTCGCATAATGTATAGTCTAAGTTATTCAAAAGATTATATTTTTTGTTTGACATTTGTTCGTGAAGCGAGTCCAATTTGCGAAACAGTCGTTTTGTTTGGAGGATACGCTGATGCCTAAACTTACCAAAACAGGATTTCAAATTGGCAGCTCTCAAGGGCCGGTCGTGGTTCTTCACAAAAACAAATATGGTGGAACCCGACAAAAACTGCTGAGTGAATTTAAAAAGGTCAGGGCAGGGGTCGAGCTTCTGCCTGAGAGAATGCGTAATGCCAGCGCTCTACGGCGGGGTAAGCACATGGAATATGGTGTAGCACCGTGGGCGCAAGAGGAGCTGGAGATAGCAACCGGCGGCGCTGTCGAAATGTTTGAGCCGACTGAGGCATACGTGCTTGATGACATCGGCATAGCCAGTTCGATAGACCGCATCATAAATCTTGAAAAAGAACTAGTGCTTGAGGGTCATCGGTTTATCGGTGAGGGCATCTGCGAGATAAAGACTGACTTCTATCATCAGGGCAAACCTCACCCGGAATGGCTGATACAGGTGCAACATCAGATGATATGCTCGGATATCAATTGGGGTATCATTGCCTGCATGGACCAGTCCGGCAAGCTGCACTTCTATCCCGTGCCATACAATGACCAGCTCGTTGCCGCTATGCTCAAGGCTTATGAGGAGTTCTGGCATTTGGTCAGGACAGATGGTGACTACCCGGATGAGGCGGCAAAGCCCGAGGCCGAGGTGATAGATATTACTGAGCTTCTGCCGAAAACAAATGCCGACCTTGAGCAGCTCTGTGCTGATTATCTCAAGGCTAGTGCTGAAACAAATGCCTGGAGTAAGACAAAGTCAGAGGTCAAGGATGCTATCGTGGTAGCGCTCGATGCCTTGGAGGTCGAACATGCAAAGCTACCGGGCTACGTCATCAAGTCACAAACAGTAAACAAACCAAAGAAAAGAATGGTGGAGACAGGTGAGTTCATCGAAAGTCTCAGCTTTTCAGTAAAGGAGGTAAGCGGTGAGTAAGCTATCAATTCTTGAACCCAAAACTTTGACAGAGGCTATGCAGTTTGCCGAGGTTCTAAGCAAGTCAGGCATTCTGTCTGATGACTATCAGGGCAAGCCATCCAATGTTCTGGTTGCAATACAGTGGGGCTATGAAGTCGGGCTGGCACCAATGCAGGCCCTACAAAACATTGCTGTCATCAATGGCAAGGCTACAGTTTGGGGAGACAGTGCTCTGGCTCTGGTAAAATCACACCCTGCTTTTCGCGGCCATCAGGAATGGCTGGAAGGGGAGGAGGCTATCTGCGAAATCAAACGCAGACTTCCAAACGGTGATATCGAAACAACCCGCCGCACTTTTTCAATACACGAAGCCAAGCGAGCTGGCCTGACCAACAAGAGAGGGCCGTGGCAAAACTACCCCAACCGCATGTTGTGCCTACGGGCGAGGGGGTTTGCCCTGCGAGATAGCTTCCCAGATGCACTCAAGGGCATAATTACTACTGAAGAAGCAATGGATTACGAGGACGCTGAAAAACAAAGCTCTGAGAAGGCCGTACAAGCGCCAGTCGTATCGTCCGAGGGTGATACTATGCAAAACATAGTCGAGGCGCTCAGTGAGGAACCTAGCGAGACTGAGGGGGTCAAGCCTCCAGAACCTCTGTTGCTGCATCTGCCGGGGAAAGAACCCATCAAATTTGACACGGATTTAGAGTGGGCTTCGGAATATGCCGACAAGATGCTTGAAATGCGGCAATACGAAAAATTCACCCATGCCGAGAGGCGCACCAAGTTGAAGTTGTTGAAGGAGCTGAACCAAGAAACTCTGGACAAGATTGACCCAGAGCTCAGCACAGAGATGGAAGAGAAACGCAAGAGCTACAACGCAGCTCTGTCAGTAGAAGCAAAGGAGATGAGTGATGTCCAAAGTGGGACTAACACCGAAACAGCAACAGGTCTATGACTTCTTGCGTGTATATCACAAAACGAATGGGTACTATCCATCTGTACGAGAAATAGCAGCAGGCCGAATTGACGGGCAGCAAATGTTAGAGGAGAGAACTAGTACATCCTCAATCCACAGACAAATGTCTGCTTTGAAAGAGAGAGGGTGGATTTCTGTGATGCCCGGTAAAGCTAGGTCGATAACCTTGCTCTAGGCTTTGCCAGAACCAACCATGCCATAGGCGATAGCAAACGCTTGCTTGCGAGGCTTGCCCTCCTTCATCAGCTTCATCGCCTTGGCAGCTACCTTTTTATCGAACTTCTCTTTCTTCGCTGTCTTTGCCATTATGCTTTCTTCTTTCTGAACAAATCTGCGTCTGCTTTCTTCACCGTTGATTTACCTTTTGCATGAGCTTTGAGGCGAGCAACAGCCCATTGATGAGCAGACATTTTTGGTCTTGAGCCTGAGGAGTAATACGCCCCCAATCCTCTACGATAAATTTTGTTGGCACGTTCTGCGCCAAACATTTTTTGATACTTCTCTGGTGCAGCCATTACCTCTTGCTCCTTTCCTCACTGATTTCATCCATCATCGCAGGCGTCAGCTTACCCATCCTATACAGCCTGCGTGTCCGGCTGATTTCTCTGCGAGTTGCGGCAGGGTTCTTGCTGCCCCTCACATATTTGGCTGGCAGGCCACTCTTCTTATCCTTCGGGACTTCCTTAAACTTTCTCATGACTTCACCAGGCTAAGTGCCTGCTCCTTGGTTTCTTCATTGCGCCGGGTCCAGCCTTTGCCGAAATGCTCAAAAGTTTTGAGCCGTTCATAGAATGCCTGCCGCCTTTCAGCCAGCTCCTCTATCAGCTTAGTATCTCCGTAGTCTTTCACTGCATTCAAAGTCATAGGTCCGATAGCGCCGTCAGCGGTCACGCCCACACACTTCTGCAACATCCTAGCAGCTCTGCCGGTGCCACTGTTTACACCCCAATCAAACACAGCCCAGTCCACACCAGACGGGAGGTCGTTACCATTCACGCGGTTCCAATATTCTTGGCGATATATCTGTTCAACGTGAGCGTCCGGGATATTACGCATTGTGTCTTCGTTCAGCTCAGCATCAACATCCATGACCTCATTGAGCCACCGGCTGTAAGTGTTCAGTGTGATGCCTTTGTTGGTGATACCACCCGGGTCATCAGGATGATTAACAAAACCACCCTCATGCTTCAGCAGCCACTCCAAGCATTGCTCAAAGTTGCTGTTCATTTCTTTATTCCTTTTATGCCGCGTATACCGAAGCTCGCACCGATTGAAGCGTACATGGCCCACTGGAACCACTCTGGTGTGCGAGAAAGGGCAGCAAAACCCTCCTCAACATAAGGCTGAGTAAATGGGATAAAACACATGGCAATAATGACAATAAAAAGAATAGTCCACGCTTCGTCTTTCCACGAGTTGTCAGACGCTTGAGCCATTATCTTTTCCCACCCAGCCTCGTGCGTGGCGGCAACCTTCATCACCTCTGCTTCTGCCTCTGCCTTTGCCTTGGCAACAGCCCCTTTGGCTTTTGTCTGCTCTACTTTAGTCTCCATCCACGACCCAGCCAGTGAAGCTATGGGGCCTATAAGTGCCTGTATCATTCTATGAACTCCAGTATCTCACCGTTCAACATCATCACTTTGTATTCTTTGCAGGACCATTTCTGGTCAAAGTTGTTTGTATGTCCCACGTTGCGCTTAATTTTGCGCCGGACAGACAGGCACTGAGCCAAAGATTTATAGGGCGTGTATTCAACTTTCTCGCCGCCCATCACCAGCAGTAAAACAAACGTAACCTCAACCACCGTTCCGCATTTTCTCCAGACTTTCTTCTAGGCTGGTTATCCGTTTCTCATAAAACTCAAGGGTCAGCTTCTGCTGCTGGTCATAAGGAGCTTTGCCCCCTTCAATGTCGGTCTGTAGTTTCTCGAACTCAGTTGCCAGATGCTCTATCAGCATGAACTGTTCGCTATCCGCAGGCAGGCTTCCCATTTCACCCCGAGGCCATTTGATGCGGAACTCTGTGTTTTGTTCAAGGTCAGCTTGCATCATGGTTATACTTGTCTTGATGCCATGAATTTCTGAGGTAAGTGTAAAGTAAGCCCATGTCGCTACAGCCACCGCCGCCAGCATCGAGATAATGTTGCGAAGAGGAAGCGCAACCTCGGTATTTTCGTTGACCCTCGGCATTCAAACACCGGGGATAAAGGATGCCAAAAGGTGAGCAGCAACATAGTGCATCAGCCTTTCTCCGAGTTGAGCCAGACTGCCAGCGACCCAGTGGCGGCACCAGTTACAACAGAAATTAATGCTGCTCGTTCAGCAGTTGTTTCCTCGACAGAAAGCCCGGTAAACCACAATATGCAATAAATATAAACACAGGTGAAAACCAAAATCATAAATCGCGGGAGTATCTTTAGCTCCAGCATTTTTCTTGCAATATCCTCAGCACTCATCAGTCGAACATCCCTTTTAACCATGCTACCCAAGCAACAAGGCCCGCTACCATTGACGCAATTAATAGACCTGCTGCACCTAAACCAATAACTTCTGCGAGTTCTGCTCTTCTGCGTCTGGCTAACTCCTCTCGCACCCTTCGTTCTTTTCTAGCGTCTGCCTGAAACTTCTGCCAATCATGCCAGAGCCCCGGTCTGCCGCAGTAAATCATAAATTGTTTGAGCTCTTCTTCGTGCTGCCGTATTTTTTCTAGCGCCATAAACTCTTCTAGGTCTGAAGAATTGACACCTGATTTTTTCTTCTTGTTGCCTTTACGTTGCAGCTCTTCCTTTGCAATTACAAAATCAGAGATGGCGCGACCTGCCTTTGCCAAATCGCCTGTATTCTGCACAGCCTTCTTAATAATTTGAAAGGCCGCGTTTGCAGCCGCCAGCTCGGCTAACATTGGTCAGCTTTTCTTCTTTGGCCTACCGGGCTTTTTTGCTGGAGCTTTTTCTTTGACAATCTTAGGCTCTGTCTTTTTGCCCTTGAGCTTTGGATTGAGGTCATAAAGGTGTGGCATGAACAGCCTCCCGAGTTTGTTAAAAATCCATGAGATGGGATTGGTCATTGTACACCTCACGAATAAGGACTATCGCCGAGCAAGCTGGTATCCCATGCTGCCTTCAGTTCAGCAATAGTTGAAGCTGACCCAATAGCAGAAGCGGCTGGCGCATCACGCAGAGCGTTCTTCTTTGTTATAGAAGCTGTCTTGGCAGATGCGTCATCAGCTTCCATAGCCTTCATGTAAACCACGTCTTCTGCTTCAAGCAAAGGCTGACGCACTTCACGGATTTTGTCCTTAAAGAGCGTTTTTGCCACGGATATATCTTCAGAGATAACCTTCCCAGAAAGCGACCATGCGTCTCGAAAATCACGATTGCTGGGGATAGACGTAGCCTCTGCTTTGTCTATTTGGTTTCCGTCTTTGTCTTGAATATATGTTGTTACAGCCATAATTTTATACTCCTATGCGGCTACGGTTTTATCTGTGGCTAAGTCTTCACTTATCTTCCAAGCGTTACGCCACTCGCGGGTAGCTGGAAGCTGGTCTTTGCGACAAATGACTAATCTAGGCTTATTGCCTGTATTCCAGTTGCGCCAGATATGCTGTGGTATGTCCTTCATAATTATGTAATTTACCCAGCCACCGTATGGGCCAGTGGTTTCTGTCATCGGGCCGACAGGCTCTGTGTCATG